AACGGTGCGGGTAGAGTAGGTTCCGGAGGTGGCTGGGGGGCGTTAGGGTCACCCTCACCGTCCTCGCAATCCTCGTCTTCTTGCTGTGCGTAATGCTCTGCCTCTTCCTCATCCCAATTATTCTTGGGTACAGGAACTTTAACTTCCACGACTTCCTCTTCAGACGTACGCACTTCCATGCACAGCTTTATGGGTGAGCGTATTGTGCCTGCCAGTTTGTGTGGACAGCCTTCACATCCAGCGGGGTTATCCCTTTCAAACGTGGAACACAGGTGTGGGGTATCAATAGAGGCAGCTATCTTTTCCGTTTCCTCCGCGCTGTAGTTACTGTACCCCTGTGACACAAGGTGAATCGCTTGCGCCCCGTCATCGTCACAGAACTTGGCAATAGACAATACGTGGAGCCAGTCGGGGTACGACAACTCGTCAGGGGTCATTATCGCCCTATGTATCTGGGCGCACCCTTTACCTACCGCAGTTGCTTTGAGTAGTTTGGAAAACTTCTTTATATACTTTTTGTCCCCCAGCGCCCGCGCCATGTCTTTCGCGTCCGCTTCTGTGTACTCCCTCGCTGTAGCAAGGGGGAAAACTGGTATCAATACCGCAGGAAGCTTGCTGGCAAAATCGCTCAAAGACACGGGTGTCGGATTGGCATTAATGATTTTAGCTAACTTGGGGACGTTGCCTTTATAGTTGTGCGTATTCGGAACCCGCAAAACCCTAGCCGCGTCCGCAGTAACCGCAGGATCGATGTGCAGCCCCGCTTCCATGCAGGTGGCTTTAAGATGTTCCGCCACAGGTAGCCATTGCTCCCGTGTATACGTGGCATCCAGTATCCAATACACATGCAGCCCGCGCCCCGAGTTTACTACCACGGAGCATTCCGGCAACCCGTACTTCGCCCTTAACGCCTGCACAGCCGCCCACCCTTCACGCTGGGTTGCGTAAGGTTTCCCTTCCCCACAATCGATATCAAGGAATAGTGTTTTTATTCCCAGTACGTTGTCGGCTTTGCGGCTCTCGTTAGTGACAAAGGTAGCAAGGGCTACAAAAGTATCGAAACCCTCGGAGTCAAATGCTGATGCAGTCTCATGTACTTCATCAATAGACAAACAAAATTTGGGTACTACCCTTTTTTTATCTTTTATCCCTACTACACAATAGTACCCGTCAGTGCCTAGAGCGGCACTTAAAAAGTCTTTAGGTTCCATAGCATTCCCATATCAGAGAAGAAGGGAGCCTAAACTAGCGCCCCCCTATATTATTTTTAATCGTCGTACCCGTCTAATTCATCCAGCAGACCAGCAAGATCGGGAGCAGTGGGGGCAGGTTCGCTTTTCTTTTTAGCTGCCTTAATCTTTGGTTCTTCCACTGCCTCGGACTCGTCCTCAGTTGCACTGTTAAGTCCGCCAAACAACCCCAACTCTTCCTCTTCTACTCTAGGCTTTGGTGGTGCGGCTATCGGCTTCGGTGCTGCTGGTTTTTGAAACGCGGGGGGAGTATCTTCCTTCGGTTTTACATACAGCGCAATAAGTTTTTCGGTATCCGCGCTCTGTTGCGCTTCAATCGCCAATTCCAACTCCGACGCCTCCAGTACCCGCAGTGCTTTAAAGCACAACTTGGGGGTAGAAGAGTCAGTATCGAAACGTATTTCTGTAAGTAGGGATGCCAACGGAGCACGTTGATTGTCCAAGAAACGAGCGTAAGACTGCAACGCCATCTTCTGCTTGTTGTCACCGAACACGCTAGTGGCAGGCAAAGAAAGCTGATACACCTCTTTGGAGTTAATCGCACCGTTTGCGTCCGCCAACAGTACAGCCACACGCTGAGAGAAACGACACGCTCGCCCTTCCCCCATGCCGGAACCTTTTATGTTCTGCTTACAGTCAAAGCAAGACTCGGACTGGCGGTCAGAGGCAATAACCTCGGAGGCAGGCCGTCCCGTGCTAGTATCAGATGACCAGCATACTGGAGCGGTGGTTTGCCCTTGCACAAACTGCCCCGCGTAGTACATGCGGGTAATCGGAGCGGTCTTAACCAGCACGGCTTTTATCGCACGCTGTTCAAGTTCTCCTACCTCTTGTCCGTTAACCACTTTGCGGAACACCCCGCCGCGGATACTCAAGCGGCTAACTCCAGATGTCTGGCGACCGATGGCGTTAGTGTCCGGCTGCAATTTAGCCAAGAGTGCTTTGTATGCTTCGGGCATATTTTCAAACAGTGCTATGTTACTCATACATCATCCTCATCAGTAAAGTTAAACTCCAATTGAACCGGAGCGTTTTTCTCTTTTGTGTTATCACTTGTCTCTTGCTTCAACGCCGCTACTACTTCTGGGAGGCTAAACCTATACGTAGTACCAACCTTTATGTAGGTTTGTTTTGGTATATGCCCTTTAGCTACCCAGTCACGCACAGTAGTGACCTTAACTGACAAGTGCTTAGCTAGTTCCTCAAACGAAACGTACGCAGCTGTCATTTTTTCCTCCGCACAGTCACAGTATATTCGCTATCACGATTTAGCCCCGGTGGTAGCAAATCGGGGTGGTCTTCTAGGAACTGTTTCATGTTCCCTTGATGAACTCTTTTCTCCAACAACTCGGGGACTTCATGTTTAATAATGAATCGGTTCATAGCTTCCCAGTCGGACGTCCAATACTTGGAGCGTATTGACCGATAAAAAGTACCTGACTCTGTGCGAACAGATTCCGCCCCACTAGACTCACAGTACCCGAGTAAAGCCTTTTCCAACGTCTTAATCTTCGTATCTAAAACAGCTTCCTGTGCTTCAAACTCAGTAGCTAAGTCTCTCTTCTTGTCCCTCAGTTTTATATAAGCCGACACTACCCTATCAAGGTCTATGTTGCCTTCTGTGTCCATCGCATCACCTCTAAATTTTACTATATGTAAAGCTAAGTTTATATCACTATAGTTAAGTATGATCAAGTTTAATATTAGGTTTCGTTTATTTACTCGTCAAGTACGTGTTTGTACAAGTCTATTATTTTTGAATGCACATCGATTCTTTCGTCCAGCATTCTGTATATATGCTTCTCTACCTTAGAGCCTTGCAACCGCACCACTGTACACGGGTGTTTCTGTCCTGCTCGATGCACCCTAGCGTTAGCCTGTGCGTACGTTTCCAATGACGATACTGGCGACCACCACACAATCGTATTTGCGGCAGTGAGGGTGACCCCGTGAGCCGCTGCTTGCGGTTGGATGATGAGTACCTGTGGCTCGGACGTTTCCTGAAACTTTTTAAATATCTCAGTGCGTTTAGCCGGAGATACATCGCCCTGTATGATCTCGTTAGTGACCCCATCTTTAGAAAGCTTGGCCGCTAGTATATTTATCACATGCCGGAAGGGGACAAATATAAGTACCTTCTGACTGGACTCCGCTATCACTTCCTTCAACACGTTGTACCGGTTCTTGATGTCAAACTCTACTACCTCTCCGTTGTCGGTATACACCGCCCCGCAGGCTATCTGTAATAGTTTATTCATACTTACCGCAGCGTTAACTGCGGATATCTGCTCCCCTGCCACCACCGCCATCAAGTCTTCTTTAATGTCCGAATAGTACTTTTTTTGTTGGGCGGTCAGCTCCACTTCCCGTTTAACGTAGGTCATCTCGGGCAAGTCCAGACATTGGTCTTTGGTAAACCGGATGGCTGGTTGTAAGGCGTTGAAGACTATGTCAATCGCGTTTGTTTTTGGCGCCCACTTAAATGGAGTAAGTTGAACCATCACCATGCTTCTAAATGCACCAAAAAATTGAGGTACGTTTTTAGGTGCAACAAGTTTAGCTAGCCCGTACGCATCCATTGGTGATTGAGCCGCCGGAGTCCCCGTCATCAGCCACAGCCATGTATGTGGGGTCACCAAACCGTTCAAGGCTTTCCATCGTTTTGTTTGTGCGTTTTTATAGTGCGTAGCTTCGTCCACAATGATGAGGTCAAACTTAGCTGCTGCTATGTAGTCTTTTACAATCTCGACCCCGTCGTAGTTAATGACAACGTATTCGGCAGTACCTGTAATGATCTCTATGCGCTTGGCTTTGCTGCCGTGGGCGATATCCACAGTACGATGCATGGCGAACTTAAAAAGGTCAGCTCTCCATGCCGAATCCATAATCGACACAGGGCATATAATCAAAACACGTTTGATTAAACGCTCCTTCATTAAAAAATCAGACGCCCATATCGCTGACCCTGTCTTGCCAGTCCCTTGCTCGTTAAAGCAAAAGGATCTAGGGTGCATCGTAAGAAACGCAGCGGTTGTTTTCTGGTGGGCAAACGGTGGGTAGACCCCCGGCCAGTTGTATTTTCCTATGATGGGGGAGGGGACATCCCGTATGTTCATGTTGCGTAACACACGGGACTCGTCCACCCCCCAGCGCACTAGCACGTTGTTGCTGCCTAGTTTTCTACTGGTTGGTATAGCGGCTAATATTTTTTCGGGATTACGAACGCGCAGAAGTAACCCTCTGTTGTCTATAACTTGCATCATTCACCTTTACTTTTTATAGTTTCTAGCTCTGTTTTTACTACTACTTTCTATCTTGTACCCGTCTTTGTTTGTACCACCACGACTAAGCGGTTTGTTGTGGCTTACGTCTTTGCCTTCGCGCTTATCAGCTTTGCCATTCCCGTTCTTGTCCGCCCCGTTTTTATCTACAGCGCGTCTAGCCCGCTGACGCTCCATGCGGTCAGGGTGTTCACCACGTTCTTTCTGCTGTTGGTATTCTTTTTTGTAGGGTCTATCTTTGTTTACGTACGGCATGTTGCCTACCTCCAATTACCGCCTACCATTATGCGGACATTCCAATACCACACAGTGCGCCCGACATAACCCAGTGGGTCTGGCGTTCCACACATCGTTGGAGAAAGCCCGCTCCAAATCCCCATACACCGTCATCCACTTTTGCCACAGCGCCGATTGTTTCTCCACGCTGTACACTTCTTTAATAAACGCATTGCACACAACGAACAACAGCCCTGCTTTAACTACTTTTATTTCTGGGAAGTGCTTGAACACACACAACGCCATTAGCTCAAGCTGTCCCTTATCCGCATACCGTGCGGACTTGCCTGTTTTATAGTCGATTACTTTAGCTACACCCGCGGCCTTGTCGATGATCAACAAATCCGCTATTCCTCTGTACCAAACATCTTTTGCGTAGAAGTCACAGGGGTCTAATCTTTCTGTTAACCCCATTTTATACTCGCAAAGTTTATCTCCCGACATACCCATTAGCTTATCAAGTGCTGCCTTTGCGTAAATAAATCGGGCGTCTAACTCTGCTTTTGCTCCTGATACATAGTCTTCCGCTGCTTTATGAAACTCGTTACCGTATAAGATAACTTGGGTATTAAAATCTTCTGTGTAATCTTTCGCTACTTTTATATGGTAGTACTTTTTAGGACATTGATCGAACATCTTAATACTGCTGAACGACCACGTAATCTTCTTATCCTTCACCGTTTTGGTTTCCACTTAACACACTCTCCGTAGTTCTTGCCGACTTCCACGTCACCGCGAACCGGAAGACCCTCCGCCCAGTGCGGGGTGAACCGCATACAAGAATCCACATAAGTAGCTGCTTCTTCTACTTCAGTGTCTCTCACACAGCATACTACCGAATCGTGTACGGTAAGTAAAACACGATATCGTTTAGCTATTTGGAGCATTTGCTCCGCCATTATGCAGCGGGCAATCGCTTGGCAAACATTCTCCGTTACCTTCCCTCCGTACAGTTTGATGTACCCCTCCCTAGTCTTGTACGTAAACTGCACACCCTTATCTGTATCGTCCGCGGTCAAGTCTGTGTAGTACATCATCAGCTCAGACGGTAGCTTTATGGCAGTAAGATTAGGCACTACCTCTAACACTCCGGTGCGCCCCAATGTGGATTCGTACCCCTGATACATATGCATCAAACAATTCTGCGCTTCCTTCCACAGCTCAACAATGTTCTCGTTGGTATCCCTGTACACCGACACGATCCGTTTAGCTTCCTTCTCACTCAACTCTGTACCGAATCCTTGTAGCTGTGCGCGGAACTTGTCCGCCCCCATACCATACCCGCACCCGAGTATGACGGACTTACCCACAAACCGCTCTTGGTCAGTGATGTCCCCTTCCTCTTTGTTGTAGATCACCGCTGCCATTTTCTTGTACACATCCTCGCCTCGGGTAAACGCCAACACGAGGTCTTCTTGCTGCGCTAGCCACGCAAGCACCCGCGCTTCGATCTGTGCTGAGTCCGCTTGTATGAGTGTGTACCCCGTTGGAGCCACGATGCAAGACTTTAACACCTTAGCGTTTGTCCCGCGGCTTGGTAGGTTCTGCAAGTTTATCCGGTCAGAGCCGCCCCAACGTCCCGTATGTGCAGCGTAGTATTTTATGGGTACGGGTAACGTCCCCCGCATCGCAATGTCTAAGAACCTCTCCGTACGTGTTTCCTCTAACGTACTTTTCAGTCCAACCCTAGCTGCGTGTAATGCCTGCACCCTTGAGTCTTCATGTTCCTGTAATGCCTTGAACCCCTCGTCGCTCTTTGCAAATGCAAACGCTTGCTTGCCTGTGCGGATAGAGATTTTAGTGGGGGGGATAACCCCCAGTGTTTGCAGTGCCACCGCAAACTTCGGATTCGACATCAAGCTGTCCTTCTCCACCCCGCACTCTTCTAGCAGTTTATCTTTCTGTAACTTCAAAGCTTCCAAGTGTCCCTCAAGCCTCATCCAGTCCAGCTCCAACACCGGATCGACGAACATGCGTAGTGTCATATCGATGATCTTAAGTTCGCGTTCGGGGAACTTGCGGTTACGCCTAAATATATTGAACAGCCGGTAGGTCAGTTCGACATCGTTAATACAGTAATCCCCGTATCGGCTAAGCTCTTCTTTTGTGAAGTCCACTCTATGTTTACCTAGAGCGTTTATGACCTCGTCGCCCTTTTCCCCAATGTCGTACATGTTAGCAAGTGCCTTGAGCGAACCGCCTGCCTCGACCCCGTGTAACGCCCGCGCCATACACAACGTATCAATGTATAGCTTAGGGTGAATATCAAACACCCAACTAAGAATAGACCCATCAAACAGGGTATTGTGAGCCAGTACAGCAGCCTCCTCCCAGTCGTAGTTCTTACGCATGTAATCTTTGAGTTCATTAAAAGCCCCGCTTACCCATACAGTTTCCGAGTCGTTTAACTTTATGCCTACGCCGATAACTTCAAAGTACGGGCTGCGTACATACTGCTCAGTGGTCAACTTACTTAGCGAAAACACTTTGTCGTAGTAGGTCTCAAAATCTATTGTTATGATATTCACACACCTTCCTCTGTATAAGTTGTTACGGTTTTACTACACCGGCCTGTACTTGCTCGATAAAGTCTACAAGTTGCCAGCCAGATATACGTACGGTTTGAGAGCCTCTAAGTTCCCCCATGACCATTGACCCCAGCTTGCCCTCCGCTATAAGTCGTTTGGTATGTGGGATTGACAACGTCAACGCTCTGGCGGCCTCTTGCACAGAGTACATTGGTTGAAACGACACAAACCGCTCAACAATAGCCTGCCTACTTTCAGCGGCAGCGGCGGCCAGTTTTTCAGCCTGCATTTCAGCCCGTAGAGCCTTAATTGACTTAGCTCTGGTTTTGAATCTTATGACGTTGTGAAGTGGATTCTCAGTTGCAACTGCAACCCTCTCAGCTTCAAGCACCGCCTGCCTGTTAGTAAACCTCTGAATTTCAACTCGGGCAATGGAACCAAACCAGTGGGATGCTTCGTGTTGCTTTAAACGAACCAGTACGCTCAAAGAAACCCCAACGTAGAGAAGCGTGCCAGACGAGTCATAGTGTCTGTAGAGTGACTGCGTCATTCTTCCTCTTCCTCATACTCTTCCATAAATGCGGGGGTGGCTTCCCCCACATACGCACCTTGCACATTATACTCAAACCACTCTTCCGCTTCTTCCTCCGTCCAGTCGTTGTCGGCCCTCAGGATTTCAATACAGCGGGCGCGGGAGTAGATAAGAAAATCTGCGCTACCAATACGTGTTCCCACACCTACGATAGCCCCATCCAGCCCGTCAAACTTTATAAGCTCACTCATGCTCGTTTTTCCCCAAAATACGCTTTTTCGACTTGATTCCTAAATTTAAAATTTCTAAGTTTTCTAAGCGCCTTGGCTTCTATTTGTCTCACCCGCTCGCTTGTTAACCCTAACTCTTCGCCTGTCTCTTTAAGTGTGTAGAATTCTCCATCCAAACCCAAACGCATGTTTATAACTTTGTGCTCGTTTTGGGTTAGGCAGGCTAAGGTGTTGTATATCTCGCCTACAAGCTCCGACTCTTGATCCCAAGATAAAAGTTCAGCGGGGTCTTTAGAGCCTTCCAGTAGATGTTTAGGCATTAGCTGATCCATGTCCGCTTGCACTTGCATCTTGTTTGTTGGCAGTG